TGGAGCGGTATATTATTTTAACCCATCTTCATCTTCAAGTATCCTTGGATATTATGAGATGAATAGAAATTTAGTAATTGGAGTTGGAACTACACTTACAGCAAGTGGAGCGGGAACCCAATTAGTTGGATCATTTGCAACAATCTCAAACGATCCAAATGTTACAACAATTACATCTGGAAACTGGAATTTTGAAACTTATGTTTCTATGAGTTCCAATGGGGGAACACCTCAAATTTATGGTGATGTTTACTATCGTAACCTTGCTGGAACAGAAACATTGATTGCAAGTAATATTTCTAATCCACATACAATTACAGATGGAACTGTAAATGAATTGTATTTGTGGAGCATCCCAGTCCCAGCGACAAATATTTTAGCTACAGATCGAATTGTAGTTAAATTTTACGCGCTTAATCTTGGCGGTAGAACAATGACAATGCACTTTGAGGATAGTAATATTGCACAAGTTGTTACTTCTTTGTCTCCCGCATTGCAGGGCGCAACTGGAGCGACTGGAGCAACTGGTATTCAAGGTAATGCTGGCGCAACTGGAGCCACGGGAGTTACACCAGCAAACATCGTTCTCTCGGATATAACTGGTCTAACAGGGGCAACACAACTGACAAATCTCGTTGAAATCACTCTAACTGGATACAATCTAATTGTTACTCCAGACCCAAACACACTGTATGTAATTGTTGGCCCATAATTAAAATGAACGATAACGCAACAAGTCACGGATTAATGGGTACTGTCATATCGACAACAGGATTTATAGTAAGTATGTTACCAGAAATAGAAGCGTCAATTAGAATGACGGGTGGGCTAATCAGCATTGTTGCTGGCATCCTAACGTGCATCTATATGTCAAAACAAATATTCAAAAAATGAAACCAAAACAAATAGCAGTAGCAATGATATTATTATCGTTTATCTTCTTGGGCATGGCATTCCTAACAGGATGCGCTGGGTTTAAAGCACCTAGTGTATGTTTCAAAACAGACTACGGTACACTATGTTACGAACTCCCAGAAATTAAAGGACTTAAAAAATGAAAAACCTACTAACTACACTACTCGAAAAACTGAGTGAAAACTCGACATGGCGCGGGTTGATCCTAATTGCTATTGCAGTTGGGGTTAAGATCGAACCAGAACTCCAAGAATCTATCATTGTCGCAGGACTAGGACTTGTTGGACTCATCAATGTAGTTCGTAAAGGCTAATGGTTCCAAACTCCCGACCGCAGCAAGCAAAGGAGAAGACGCTCTCGATGGTAATCAAATCGGGAATCGTTGATCGTGTTGCACTTGTCGGAATCCGTGGATACTACTCCGAAACATTTGCTCCATCAGGCAATCAAAGAGGCATCTACGACGATGCGATTATACTTTTATCTCCTTCTGTTCATGCTACTTTCAATGCGAATACTGATCCGTCAGTTCATAAGAAAGGTATTGCGGTTCTCAAAACGGGCATTCATAGGTTCCGTAAGGGGAATCATGGTATTAGTAAACCCGGAGGCGGCTACCCTGCGCTTCGACCTTCTAACCCAAAAGAAGAACTGCCAGTCACGCGAGACGGTATTGGGGATGATATGGGAATCGCTATTAACGTCCATCGGGGAGGATACAACACCACATCGTCGCTGGGATGCCAGACGATCTACCCGCCACAATGGGAAGGGTTCATCAATCTCGTCTACTCAGAAATGACTAGATACAACCAAAAGACAATTCCCTATCTATTAGTGGAAAACATTTGACGGATTTTAAAATATCGTTAACGATAAAACTATGAGCAATTGCAACGAGACTATTATAGTTGCCTCTTATGCGAGGTCAGCTAAAGAATCCGCTAAAAGTGCGGCGTATTCAGCGTGTCTCGCTCAACAAGCTATTGGGGCAAGCGGAGCTACTGGTGCTACAGGATTAGGAGCCACTGGCGCGACTGGGATTACAGGGTCTACTGGGCCATCAGGAGGGCCGACTGGGGCTACGGGCGCAACAGGCGAGGGAGCCACTGGTGCTACCGGGTTATCTGGAATTAACGGAACCACTGGTGCTACTGGACTTCGCGGATCGACGGGTGCTACGGGTCTTACAGGATTGCAAGGGTCTACGGGGGCTACTGGATGCCACGGCGCGACTGGTGCAACGGGTATTGGTGCTACTGGTCAACAAGGGCCAATCGGCCCAGATGGAGCTACTGGAATGGTTGGCCCTCGCGGAGCTACTGGACTCACTGGTGGAGTTGGAGCTACTGGGATAGGTGCTACTGGTGCAACAGGCTTAACTGGATCGACTGGCCCAAGCGGAGGCCCAACTGGAGCAACAGGCGCAACGGGCGAGGGAGCCACTGGCGCGACTGGCGTTATTGGGCCAGACGGAGCAACAGGAAGTACAGGCGCGACTGGAGTTATTGGGCCAGACGGAGCAACAGGAAGTACAGGCGCGACTGGCGTTATTGGTCTAGACGGGGCTACTGGAAGCACAGGCGTTATCGGACTTGATGGAGCCACAGGCGCAACTGGAGTTATTGGGCTAACTGGCGCGACTGGCGCGACTGGAGCCACAGGAGATGCAGGAACAACAGGAGCCACTGGGCCTCAAGGTGCTACTGGGGTAATCCCTACAACCAACGCTGGCAGTGTCTGGACATTTACTGGTGATGGATCAACAACTACTTGGACGCTTACTGGAAATACAACTGGCAGTTTAGTTTCTGCTCTATACATTGCTCAGATAGATGGAGTGCTTCAAGCCCCAGCAAACTATACAATAAACAATGTGTCTCCAAGGACACTAACAATTTCAACCGTGCCAAGTGGAAGTATACTTGTTGTAGTTTCTCTTTCTACAGCATAAAAACACTTGACTAAACCCAAACTATCGTTAACGATAAATATATTATGAGTTGCGGAAATTCCAGAAGTTCAAAATGCAATCCTTGTGGCCCAAGTGAATCGGCAATGAATGCGATTGCAGATCGCGCAGCTTACTATGCTAGACTTGCTAATGCGTGCGCTAGTTCTGCTTGCTTTCAATTAGAAGAAAGTGGAAATCGTCGTTGGGCATATTATGGTGATGGAGTTCAATCGAATTTCCAAATTGATGGAGCGGGATCAATAAATGCTGCATCATATATTGTAGCAATAGATGGCGTTCTACAAGACCCAGACAATTATACAATTGTTTCTGGAACTCCATTTGTTCTTGCAATGTCAGTTCCAGTTCCTGCTGGATCAGAAATTGTAATTGTAGTAATAAAAGGATTAACTGGTGCTACAGGCCCAAGTGGTGGGCCAACGGGCGCAACGGGCGCAACGGGCGCAGCCTCCCCAGCGGGGGGAATTCGATGGGCATTTACAAGCGATGGATCAAATGTATTTTATGCTTTGCCGGGGGCTTTCTCAACCTTAAACACAGCATACCTTGTAACATACGATGGCGTTACTCAAGACCCCAACAATTACACTATCGCTGCTGGTTCACCATATTCAATTACACTAAGCACTGCACCCGCTGCTGGGGTTGGGATTGTTATTGTTTCCTTAAATGGAATACAAGGATCAACTGGAAGCGCGGGGGCTACTGGAAGCGCGGGGGCTACTGGAAGCGCGGGGGCTACTGGAAGTGGCGCAACAGGCGCAACAGGATTGGGAGCTACGGGAGCTACAGGCCCATCTGGTGGCCCTACAGGCGCGACTGGTGCTACTGGGGTTCTTCCTGCATCTAATTTTGGTAACGCTTGGGCATATACTGGAGACGGTATCCAAACAGTATTTGCAATTACAGGAGGATTAAGTATACTCGCTCCAGCTTATTTGGTTAACGTGGATGGTGTTTATCAAAAATCAACAAATTATGTAATTGACAATGTAATTCCAAGGACTTTAACATTCTCAATACCTATTCCATCTGGATCAGAAATAACTATAGTATCACTATCAATAGCTTAACAAATCAAAAACAAACAACAAAACATAATATTATGGCACTCACTAAAGCAACACAAAATGTAATTTCACTTAACATCTGCACAACGGATACCGCACAGACTATCACTGGCGTTAAGACATTCACTAACGCGATTTCTGCTCCTAATATTCCTGCACCTAACATGGTCACAACGGATACGGCACAGACTATCACTGGAGTTAAGACCATTTCAAACGACACGCTTATCAACGGACTTACCGCTGGTAAAGGCGCTGGAAATATCGCAACGAATACTGTTTTTGGATTGAGTGCGTTAGCGGCCAACACAACTGGTGTACAAAACACAGCAGTTGGAGGAAGCGCACTAGCAGCCAACACAACTGGCATTAACAACACAGCCAGTGGTGTAAACGCATTAGCGGCCAACACAACTGGAAATAACAACACAGCTGTTGGTACAAACGCACTAGTAGCAAACACAATTGGAACACAAAACACGGCAGTTGGCGTAGACGCACTTGCAAGTAACATAGGTGGAGATTTCAACACAGCAATTGGCCTAGACGCACTTGGAAATTCCACAGGCAGCCTTTACAACACAGCAATTGGATATGGTTCATTAAATGGCACTACCAGCCGCGCCAATTGTTCTGGACTAGGATATAATGCAGATGTTACTGGCAGTAATCAAGTTCAACTTGGCGATTCTGTTACTACAAGTTACGCATACGGAGCAGTTCAAAATCGTTCTGACATCCGTGATAAAGCTGATGTCAAAGACACAACGCTTGGACTTGAGTTTGTAAACGCACTTCGGCCAGTTGATTTCAAGTGGGATATGCGTGAAGATTATCGCGCTAAAGCACCTAAAGCCACAGAGCAAGATGCTACAGAAGCGGAAAAGGCTGCATATAAGGTAGCAAGAGACAAGTGGCTTGAAGACGTAAAACTTGCCAACATCACTCACGATGGTTCCAAGAAACGTAACCGCTTCCATCATGGCTTGATCGCTCAAGAAGTAAAAGCAGTTTTGGACGCTAAAGGCATTGATTTTGGTGGATTCCAAGATCACTCTTTAAAAGGTGGGGATGACGTTCTTTCTATCGGTTACGAAGAACTGATTGCTCCAATGCTCAAAGCAATTCAAGAACTCTCTGCTGAAGTTGCTGCATTGAAAGCTAAATAATATTATGAGCCTTTGCACACCTTGCTCTCCTTGCCCACCTTGCGATTCGGAATATCCATTGTTGTGTGAGCCACTAGAAACAACCGCCAATGGGAAACGATTGGTAGTAGAAGACTCTGCTGCTTGCCAGAAGACGATTCAGACTCCATTAGCCCAGCAAGTCTTGAAGACTGATGGTGCTGGTAATCTGACTTGGACTAACGGAGCAAACAGCACTGTCCTAGCTAAATCATCTACTGGAATTACAGAGTTTGCTACACTTAATAGTTTACTTCAATCTGGCCCAGTTGATCTTGGTAGCCAGCCATTGACTACTACGGGAACATTGACTGTAGGTTCTCTAGCACCAACTGCCGCGATTACTTCAAGCAGCACGATTCTTGCTAATGGTAACTCGTCTAAGATTGGATATGACACTGGTGCTGGCGGGTCGATTACTCAAGGTGCAGGAGCAAAGACAAACTCTGTTACGATCAATCGTCCTACTGGAATTATCGTAACCGATAATGCGGCATTAGCAGCCAATACTTCCGTTACATTCAATGTAAGCAATACAGTTATTTCTGCTACAGACATTGTTGTTGTTAGTCATATTGCTGGAGGAACGCTTGGTTCATACAACTTTGCTGTAGCTCCAGCGGCTGGGAATGCTAACATCACCATTCGTAATATCACGGCAGCAAGTTTATCAGAAGCATTGACATTGCGATTCATTGTAATCAAAAGCGTTAACGCCTAATGCCAGCAGATGGATCAGTCTTTGATGGGTTCACAAGTATCGTAGCGCAAGACGCAGATACTCACCCATCGTATTTGCCTCCATCAATGGTGGCAGAGTCTGTCAACAGAACATTCCGAGGAGGAATTAACAGGACAAGACCGAGCATCCGTAACATCCCAATCGTAGCAGGGGAAGACCAAGATGAGACTATCGTTAACGATATTCAGAATGGTAGCTTCCAAGGTTCATTTCCATATCGGGCAACGAATCTTAATACCAACGATGGGATTTTTCTATCGGTATCTGGGGTTATCTACTTTCTAAAGGTAGTAAACAATTTAGCCTACGCTTACAAGATCATTGAAGGGAATGACCCCGGCATGATGCATACTTTCTTTGTGCAAGCTGAAGATCGGGTGTACATCCAGAACGGATACCAAAATGCGATTGCTTGGGGAGGAGTGTTAGGCACAATAGAAGCAACAGAAATAACTGCAAATGACTATTGCGAAATCGTATCTGTTGGAACTACAAACTTTACTCTAATAGGCGCAACATCAAATACAGTTGGAGTTAAGTTTACTGCAACTGGACAAGGAACAGGAACAGGAACAGTTAAACTTCCAGCATACAGGCTGAATCCATATCTCAAGAAAATGCCGATTGGGACTATAATGGAGTATGCCTTCGGGCGGGTATTCGTAACTGATAGGCTCAACCAAATCTACGCTTCAGATATTATCTTTGGAACAGGATTTACCGATACCAAGAATACCGAGAACTTCACAGAGATCGGTTACTGGGCAGAGGGCGGGGCGTTTGCAACTCCATCTATGATGGGGAATATTACTGGCATTAAAGTAATGCCACAGATTGGAACTAACCTCCGCGCCCAAGGTGCATTGGTAATCCTAACTGCTAACGGAGCATTCGCAATGGATGTGAGTATTCCACGGGCGCAATGGGCAACAACCAATATGCAGACGATCAGTTTGCTTGGACGGGGATGCGTATCACCATCTACTGCTTTAGCTAACTCTGAACTCTGGTTTAGATCACACGATGGCTGGGCGTTCTATTCTAATAGCCAATCTGAATTTGCCAGATACTTCTCGCTTCGTAAACTATCTAGGGAAGTGAACAAGTGGGTATCAAATGACACTCCTTGGTTGAAGCAGTTCGCTTCTACGATGTTCTTCGATAACTATCTGATCAGTACGGTAGCACCAGAAACCTATCGGGCGGCAGGGGTAGAAGGATTGAATAGGTATCACAGAGGAATGGTAGTTCTTGACCTAGACCAATCATCTTCACCCTCACCTGACGCACAGCTTTCTTTTCGCTGGAATGGCATCTGGACGGGCTTTAGACCAACTCAACTGCTATCTGCATTGATCACTGGTCAGAAGCGTGGATTCGGGTTCTCATTCGATAACGACAACAAGAATAGATTGTATGAGTTCACTAACTCTACTGGAAGTGATTTCGGTGCTAATGGAACTAGACAGATTGAATCGTTCTTCACGTCTGGAAGGTATGACTTCGCACAAAGTGGGGCATCGAATAAGTTCTTGAGGAAGCGAATCACTGGTGGAGAAATGTGGCTATCTGAAATCAAAGGAGAGGTAACAAGCAAAGCTGAGTTCAGACCAGACTCCTATCCATGC